TTCATGGTTTGGCCTAGAGGGTAGAGGGTAGAGGGTAGAGGGTAAAAAAAGGATTTGGTTAGTATCATAATAAGATACTAATTCGCGTTAGGTGATATAACCTAGATAGTACAGTATACGGGTATCATAGAGGGAAGTCCAGTGATAACGAGAAAGATTATCGGAGATAATTTAGTATCATAAAAAGATACTTTGACGCTTTTGGGAACACCCCCACCTATTTAGGAAATCCCGGTTTAATATCATAAAAAGATACTTAGGTGCGGCGTATAGGGGGTTGGTCCTAGCACCTGTATAACCGCGATAGAGGGGTCTAGCTTGAAGCCTAACGAACGAACGAACCTATCTAGGGTAGATTGTCGCGTTACAGAAACAACGCTTTAGGAACGCGATGTAGTATCACAATATGATACTACTGATTGACTAGAGGTATTTACACACACGTATACGTCTAAGTCTTGTCCTGGGTTTTTTTCTGGGAGGAGGAGTACAATAGTTGTAGGGCATGAGATACAACAAAGCTTGAGAAGGGTATGTTGTGATGGTGTGCTGAATCTCTAAGCCAATGAAGAATTGTATTATGATTCTCTCTGCAACCCTCTGGTCCCCAAGCATCCATGATGGCAGCTCTAGCCTCACAACCGCAAGAAGGATCAGTGTTTACAAACCATGAGAAAATAGAAGCAAGCCGGCTACCTGGACCATTCCCTATTTTATGGAGTCTAGGTTTGTCGGCTTCGATTCTAAGTTTATCTGCTATAAGAATGGTTACTTCATTTACTGTTTGAGGTTTACTACACAGCATACATGCCTTGCAATCTTCCTGGGAGGGAGAATACTCTTCTTCTGCTAGAGTAGAGATTAGATTGCAAGTAAGTAGTTCTGTGTAGTAGGGACATTCATTCATGGTTTGATTTTCTGTATCCGAGTTTCCAAAGAACACGAGCTACGTGGGTAGCCGTCTCTTCAATTACGGTTTCATCAAGATCCCAATGACAGCCGTGTAACAATTCATGAATAATGACATCTAGCTGTCGTTCTCCTTTAAGGGTATTCTTGATGTTGATGGTTCGAGTATTTTTACAACACTCACCATCGTGGGTTTTTGGTAATCGAGTAAAAGCAAATCGAAAGTATTTATCTCGAAGTTTTACTCTCATTACTTCGCCCTTTGAGTCTCAACATCAATCGACTGAGTTTTATAATTCCAACTAAATCTAAGCCAAGCTGAACCTAAAGCTTTTGGACCTAGCATTTTTTCAACTTCCCAACCACCATATCCACTTCCCCATGCGTCTTTGTATCCTGGTGAACGGACATGGAGTTGCTCATCTTGGAATAGTGAGCTGTGGGTTGAAATTCTTTGTCGAGGAATAGTAACCGCCCATTCATCGTGGGTATGTCCGGTCAAAACTATATCAGCATCCGGAGTAAATACAGCAATACGGTTGGTTTGAATTGTTCCTCTTGTAACTGGACCTCCACCACCTGTTCCGTGATAGTGATACAGTCTTTTTGTGTCTTTGTATTTAGTTTGACCTTGATCGTATTTCTGGTTCTTATCGGTAAACTTAAACACTACCCAACCACCGTACCCAGAAGCTTCTACTTGACTTCCGTTTTGTCTCATTCTAGCAGCTAGTCGATCAGTTAGATCGGTTTCGTGTTTGTTAAGTATAGCTGTTTCGTGGTTGCCTTTACCTAACACCGCAAAGACTGAGGAGTATGCTTTGTAAAATTCAGCTGCGGTTTCGATTAACAAGTCGAAATAATTATTACCTCGGTGTTCTTCTCTGAGGGAGTTTTTGTCGGCACGCTTGTCCCATTTACCTTGCATTGCACAGAATAAATCACCGTTGTCTATGATTGGTGCGTTGTATTCTAGTGCTTGATCCAAATGCTTTTTTTCTAGTTCTTGATTGCATTTTGGATTGTCATGGTGTACGTCAGATCGGAGCAGCACCCACTGCTCCCAATCTTTGTTCCGAGTTAGATCGATCCGTATCTCGACTACGTTTCGGTGTAATTTTTCTACTGTCCAACCCATCTCGCACTGCCTCCATGTTAGAGCGTTGCTAGGTATTCTCCGATCAATTTCAGTCTGTTGGGCGCGTTGGCGAAATGAACGATCCAGGCATCTTTAAGTCCTGCCTCGAATGATCCCTCGTCGTGCGTGCTGAACCACCATTGCCAATTAGCACGAACGTCGAGTCTGCCAAGGGTGGCACCTTCCTCGACTCGCTTATCAATGCAATGCTCTAGCCAAATCTGCTCGGCACAATGCGATGTGCCGATGTCGGCCTCTGGTCGCTTCCAGATGTCGGCAGAGGATCGACGAGACAAGACCACGCCAGAGTTAAGGCATTGAGCGGTATGCTCGATGCTAATTCCAGTCTTTGCGGCAACGGTTGCCCGTTCTCGCTCTAGCCAATCGGTTTTGTAGAGTCGCGACCAGTCGTCGTGAGCAACGATCGATTGGGTATACATGCTGAACAAATCGGGACACTCTGGTTTAATGACGCAGTCGGCATCGACGAACAACACCTCGTCGTACTCTTTGGCAAAGTGCCACGTGCGAAACTTCTCCATGAAGCCCCATGACTCGGTGTCGTTGTCGAGATCGATTAGGTCGGCGTTGACACGATCAGCGTAGGCCTGCATCAATGGCCGTGTCAGCCGCAGCATCTCGACAAACTGCGTGCCGTTAGCAACGGTGATGATTGCTCGCGTGCGATCGGTTGCGGGCCTTCGGTGTCGCCATAGCATATAGGCTCGGTCGAGGGAGACCGTGGGTTTGTTGAGCTTGGCGTTGACGGCGTTGTGAAAATGGATCGTCCACTCGAACCAGGATTCGGGCGAGTCGTAGATGGGTGGGAGTTCAACCATAACAGACTTTGCTTTTTTCGTACAATCGCAAGCACCTGGAAGCGACTCGATCACTTGTTCCAAGAAGTCAGCATTGCCTAGATGCTTCTCATGGATGACCCTCCATGCGTTTCGTTGATGCTTGGATAGCAAGCTAAAATGTGAATGCTGTCCGACTGGCGACGTGTACCTCGCAAGGTCCGCAGATGCGTTTGTAAAGTACACTCTAGAAATATCGGACGCACTTTTTGCCATTTAACAAAACGATATAGTTAATGATGGTGATTCAAAGCAAACCGTGTCGTTGCTTGTTCCAGTACACTGATACCCAATGCCGCTACCGGGCTGCGATGTCTGGTCGTTTACGCAATCGACGAGGTCGACAGTTACGCATTCGTCTTCGGTGGTTTCTTTGAATGGCCCAGTAAAGCACGGTATGTCGTAAAGATTCGGGTATGAATTAAACAGGCAACTTAAGATGTCGCTGTCGCCGAACGTCAGGCTTCCAGATGGCGCAGAAGTTAGCAGCTTTGTTCTTGTCCAGATCACAGTTTCGCTTCTGCACTGACCAAGCGAATACCATTCGCAACCAGGGCAAACAAATTGATTGCAAGCAACGGGCGGGCATGGTATTGCACACGTTGGGACAGGCCCAAAAAGGCCTCCGAAATTCCACCATACGAAATATGTCACGCCGTCATAGATTCGCACGGAGACAAACCATTTACCTCCGGCTGGTTCTGGGTCGCACTCGCACGCACTTTGCGAAACATAAACATCAACGCGAGTCGCTAGCCTGATTCGCTTGTGTACGATAAACCTGCTGTTCGTGCCGTTATTGCAAACGTTGACGCAATCGTTCGTCTCGTTGCTAGCTGGATCATCCAGCAAAAAAGTTCTTGACCAACAACATGAGCTGCAGTCATCTCCGGCGTCTGGTGTTTTTTCCAGCCAAGACCCGCTTGCCGTGTAGCCCTCGATTGTTACGCAAGGTGCAGTGCAGCAGCATTTACATCCAGGCGAATTTTTACGTTCCATATTTTGAAGACTCAGCAAGGTTCGAAAATAATTACCCAACGTCCATCAACTTCGTTAGCGACGATCTCTTTGTTTTCACCTATTGCCTGGGTGGGGTGAGGATTGAAACCTATGAGTTGAACGGTAGTATCTACCCAACTTGTGGCATTTGGAGTTTTGAGATAGAATGCTCCAGATGAATTAGCTGGAATGCTGCTAATTGTTTTACCTCTAATTGAAGTTCTGATTCTTCTGGAGAGATTGACGAGGCAGTGGGTTTGATTTGAGGGTCCGATAGTGCCTATGACTTCTGCTCGACCGAATAAGTCGTAAGTCATTGTTCCATTAACAATATCGATTCCACGATAAGTAGAGACATTTGCTGACGGTGGACTTCCTTCTTTTTTTAACCAAGATGTTCCAGCAATAAGAACTCTTCCGGCTCGAGTTGCTGTAATTGCTTCTTGTGCTATCCCCCATGAAGCCAACCATCCATGCTTAGCTGGATCAAAATCTAATAACCGATCTCCTTTAATTGTGTGTTCTGTCGGAACTCGGTTTGCAAGATTGACTGCATTTTGATCTAAAATGTAGTACGGTTCGTATAACAGAATTGCTTGGTATGCTTCAATTCTGTGTGAGGCTTGCCCCTGCCAAAGCTGAGCGATGACCTCAGTTCTGTTTGTTGTACCGTCGGTCGGGTACTCTACCTTCTGGGTAGGGGATTTTGTTTTGGTGAGGGTATTGATTAGATTACTTGTTACAGCTTCTCTAATCGGCATACCTGCTCTAACAGGTTTTATTATCATAATAAGAAAAAGTCGAAATTCTGGTATTGATAATGCTCGTACACGAGTCTGTGGCTGGGTTTGCGAATTACTCCAGCAGCAGAGTTTACTTTAATCTCTTTAAGGTAGAGATATGAAACAATACTCCAGCCGGAATGAACACCAGTATCCATACCTCCCCAAGAGGGAATTGCTGAGGCTGGAAAATCTGGGTCAGCTATTCTGTCAAATTGAGGTGTGTAATCGACTGTTGGTACACCTCCAGGAAAAGTAAAGCGATCTTCTGGTGGAGCTGGCACGCTGGTTGTTATCGGAAGGAATTTGAAATTGGTTCTTACTTCAAATTCGAGAGTGATTGGTACAGCTTCGTATAAGTCACTCTCTCCACTGTATCCAACAAACATAACACTTCCTGGGGCAAATCCAAAGAAAGGGTTTGAGTTGATACAAGTAATCATCCGTGAAAGTTTACGGACAAACGAGTACGTTACTCTGGAGGGTGGGAGGTATTGTGTAATCTGGAAACGAAATTCACGTTTGTATACTTCTGCTCCACTTACTTCTTCTTCCGATACACCGATGGGCACAACTTCCCCTGCTGTATATGGGACAGTTTCTCCGGCAGGCAGTGACAGACTTTTTTGAACTTCCAAAAGTCGGGCTGTTTGGATTGTTTGTGAGCCTACAGATCCGTTAAAAGATACTTGTGTATACTTTTGACTATTCTGTTCACCATTACTCGGTCCGGTTTCTCCACCACCTTGTCCTGTTTGGGTGTTACTTCCGTTGTCGTCTGGTATGTCGTAGGTAACTTCGATTCTCCAAGTTGACCAGTTGAGTTGTCTAACGTTCATATCGTTAGCAAACAACAGTATGGCTTGAACATCGTTGATCCAGAAAACATATACCATAGGGATGACACTCCAAAAGACTCGAATAACGTCTTTTTGGACTAGAATGTCGTCAAAGTACATGTCTGCGTTTGTTCCTGGGAGAGGGTAGATTGGAGCTTCATCTACAAATCTCTCAGATTGAACTATAAACACGAATTGCTTGGAGACGCTTTTGCGTGAGATTTGGAATCCACGGGACTCCCCAAGAATTTCGATATAGTTAATGGTTCCTGGTCCGCCCAAATCACTGGCTGACATCTTGTGTGTCCTTTACTACATCTTGAATGACGACCTCAAGTTCTTCTTTGGTGAAAAACTCGTATGTCATTTTGAGATATTCGATTGCTTTCTGACGATCTACTTTGACGATCATAGGATTGCCTTGAACTTCGATGCTCTCAACCGCTTTAACTTTTCCTGGGGAGAAGAAGGTGCGGTATGTGTCGTAGAACATTACCGCTAGAGGCTCGTTTGAAGTTGTGAGGGACATAAGCAGGCTATGAGCTAGCCGGCTTTCTGTGGTTCCTTGAAGCATTATTGCAGACCTCCATTGACACGCAGATTACGGTTGATGTCTTTGAGTTCAGTGAGCTGATCTCTTTGGATTTGGGACTGATCTTTAGATGCTTTGAGGTAATTTCGGGTTTGATCTACAGTACCTACTACAGCTTTAATTGATTCAGCAATTTGTTGTCCCATACCTGCAGACGCATTTGGGTCCCACGGTCTACTTTGTGGATCGTTTCCTCCTGCCTCTGCTTGTAGTTTGGCAATATAATCAGCTCTTGCTTGTTGTTGTTCAAGTAGTTGATTAGAAAGATTATGGAATATATCTCCCATCCTTTGACCCCAAGCATCTGATCCAGCATTTGCAGCCTCAACGGTTTGTCTCCGTTGTTCAGCCATCGCTGCTGTATTTACAGACATGATGCTTTCAATTTCTTTGGATCGTTTTTTACGTTCGATTTCGATCTGAGCTTTAGCCATACTTGATCCAATCTCGTAAGTAGTTTGATTATTACGAGCTTGTTGTTGTATGTCTGCTCCGGCACTTCCAGTTCCTGGGATGCGTTGAATAACTTCTCCCATAACATTTTGGAACTCGTATAGGAACTTCATTAGGTAATCATTTAGGGTAATAATACCTTTGAAGAACCAAGAGATAAACATATCAATCCCTTGTATAATCTGGGTAGCAAGTTGTGCCATCGTTCCTCCACCCCCAGAAAAAGCTGTACCAATCGTGCTAACAGCTTGCATTACAGGGCTGGCTAGAACACCCAATGCCTGGGTGAGTCCAGTAAATAAAGATCGAACGATGATTTCTATGCTTTTGTAGATTTGCTGAAAGAATACGATTAGGTATTCTACGTGATACATAAACTCGTTCCATGCTGCAATCAACTGATTTCGGATAATTGAAACCAATCCTTCAAATGCTGCTGAAAGAGCAGAGAATCCTACATCACTAAATCCTTGGCTAAAAGCAGTAATTGCTAGTTGGAATAAAGATAAAGCAGGTGTAGCATATGAAGCGATTCTTCCTAGTTGAGAAAAAAATCCGGTAATACCAGTACCCAAATCTGTGAATGCTTTTGAGATAGCTGGAATCTTATCTCCGAATAGTAGAAGGGCATTAAGCGCCATTCCCACAAAATTCCATGAGAATAGAAATCTGGTTAACCCAACTGAAAGACGACCGAATCCCATACCTAGTTGCATGAGAGTTCGACCTACAGTTGCAAGTCTTGGAAGTTGAATAAGTTGACGTAGTACAGCTAATCCTCCTCCGCCAGCTTTAGCTTGCGCTCCAAGTCTTGCTGCGTTTCTTGCTACAAATCCTGCACTTTGAGCTGTATTGCGGTATCTAGCTGCTGCTGCTGCATGTCGAGCTTGATTAGGTCCACCAGCTGCTGCCATATTAGCGTGAAATTGTGATCTTCTTTGAGATGCAGCTTTTAATGCTGTATAAGTTTTTTCCCGACTTCTATAAAAAGCTATTTCTGCTTTACGCGCTCTTGCGGCTTCAACTACTTGTCCTGTTCCTCGAACTACAGCACCAGCTCTTCCGGCAATTCCTCTTAATCCCCGCCTTTGCCGCATTTGTTGTAGAGTCATAGTTTCGTGGATTAGGCTACTCATAGCTCTTGATCTCCCGATTCGAGCCATGTTTGCTCCTCTTGCATTCATTCGAGCATCCATAGCTCTTTGCATTCGAGCGACTCTTGCACCTTGAAGTGCATAAGCAGAAGGCTTTTTCTTGGGAAGCATACCGGCTGTTCCAGCTACGGAATTAGCCATAAATCTTCCGAGACTTCCAAGACTTTTGAAAGCCGATCCAAGACCTCGTACTACAAGAGAAAGACGAGAAAGAGTAAACGAGAGTGTAAGTGCAGCTACACCGATTGCCGCTAGGATTCCTGGGGAGATCATGAGTCCTAAGACTAGAGCTTTGTTTTGCACCACGACTTTCTGGAGAGATTGTGCTAGTCCTGCCGCTAGATTAAGTAAAGCTATGAATTCTGGTTGAACCATTTTTCCTAGCAGGATGCGTAGGTTGTCCATAGCATTATATGCTCGACGACTAGCACCTCCAAGGCCGCTTTCCATTTCAATTGCGGCTAGACGAGATTCTGCAGCGGCTTCTTTAATTGCTTGGGTAAAGGCTTTAACTCGGTCTACTTCAAGAACTGCTGAAAAAGCTCTTGCACCACGAATGTTAAAGATTTCCTGGAAGAAAGCTGTTTTGGAGGTAACGTCCATTGCTTCGCTTAGCTGGACCAGTTGTTCAACCGTTCCAGTTAAGTCGATCTTTTTTGGGCCTTTCATTAAGATGTTAAAACCTGGAAACTTCTCTTGAATCTTGTCAAGATTGTTAATCATATTTAACATCATGGTGTTCATAGATGTACCGGCAAGAGATCCTTTTAGACCAGCTTCGGACATCTGAACAAAATAACCCATCAATTCTTTGATGTCAACTCCTAGAGTATTTGCTGTACCTCCTGCATACTTAAATGCTTCGCGTAGGTCGGCGATTTCGATTGTACCCAAACGAGTAGCTTTGACAAGCTGGGAAGATAGTTCGGTTGTAATTTTCATACGTTCTTCGAGAGACGTATTTGCTCCGAACATATTAAAATTACGAATCAGATTAGCAACCAAATCCGCCGATTCGTTAAGTGAGTAGCTTGTTCCTCTAGCAAGATCGATTACTGCTTGGAGAGAGCCACGGATTTCATCAACAGCAAAACCTGCTTGAGCAAGAGATACCGCAGCTTCACCAACTTGTTGTGAGGTATAAGCTGTACTGCTCCCAAGTCGTAGGATTTCTTTTTCAAGAGTGTTGATATTTTGGATTTGTTCTACAGTTTTATTGCCGAAATACCCAAGTTTAACAGTAAGGTTAAGAATCGTATCTTCAAACTTGGCAAAGTTCCGTAGAACATTTCCTGACACCATTCCTGTCAACAGACTGCCACCAAAAGCATTAGTAGCTGCATCGCGGAATACTCGCGACACTTGTTGCATCTTGCCTGCAAGACCTCCGACTACTTTACTGAATTGGGCTGTTGCCTTATCAGTAAGTTCAACAACAATAACCGCTTTACCCGCTGTAATGCTTTGTCTGGACATGTCTTTGAACTGCTGCTCGTAGGGCTGCTGCTCCAGTATTGACCTTGTGTTTTTTCAAGGAATCTGGAAGAAGTTTGTCGTTTTGTGCTGAACAGGCCCAGTTAATTTGGTCCCGTTCGTGTGCTATTCTTTCTAAGTACAGAATTGTCCCAAGACTTTTATCGTCTATTGGGATTCCTCTTGATTCGAGTCGGAAGGCGAGGTAGATGATGTTATTGAGTCGAGTTTCAACGCTTTCATCTCTCTCTTCATTTGATCCCACAGATCCCTGAGTACCCCCTTTTTCTGGGGGGATGAAAAATTTACAACAGCACCCCAGAATACTTCACGGAAGTTATCGATAGCTTCTGGTTCTGTGTCGAGCAGTTCAATGAACTTGTCGAAGTCAAACGATACTTGGGATTCAAGAAAGAACCAGCATAATCGAAGAGCTACTTCGTCGTCAAGTAGCAGTTGGCTGACAATCTTGTTTGTGATTTGATCGTTGATAAAAAGTTTGAGAACTTCGATGTCAAACTTTTCTGGGAGGATTGAGTATGCTAGCTTCCAAGTAATTTCGATTGGGTAGCTTCGTCCGTTGAAATGGAATTTAGCGATTGCTTTGGTCATGATCGTGCTGATACTTTGTGAGGATGTTGGGTGCTTCACCTTTCCAGTATGTACGGGTGTCATCCCTTTCTGGATCGGTTTGTGTATAACTGGTTTTGAGAAATGGAGCTACAATTTTACAAGAGTAGTAATCGTTGTAGATCGTAACGCAATACGCTGCCCCTTCTTTCTGGGGAAGGTAGGTTGTGTTGTCTAGGATCTTCCACCCAACATTGTGGAGTTTTGTATCGGGCTGGATGTCCCAGGCTATGATTTGTGTAAACTTGTAACAGAGTTGCTGATCGAAGTTGTGGTTTACTTCAATCAGCTGAACTCTGTATACAGGTATCTGCTTAGAAGGATTACCGCATGTTCCTTTATTGCAGAAAAAAATACATATGGTTAGGAAAACCAAACTTATCAAAACAAACTCAAAGTTTGATAAAGGCTTCCGTGCCATATGCACCCTCCTTGACGATCAGTCACCCAAAACGTTTTTGACGATTTCGTCGAGAGCTGCTAGTAGGGCTGGACGGTTGAAACAACCTAGTCCGGACTTCTTTTGGTTAAAACGTCGAGCCGAGTTTGGATTGATTTCCGAAACAACGGGTTGTGATTCGACAAGACTTACGAGAAGTTTGTCGGTATCTTCGACACCCAACCAACTAATGACGGGTCCTACATCAGTAAAGATTTCTTCTGCCGAAGTATTGCGAATACCTCGATAGATATCATGTTTTAGAATTTCTTGGGCAAGAGATTCTGCACTATATTCAGCGAAGTTTTCTGGAACATAAGTAGCTGTAGTTCCTGCAGCGGCTGTTTTTACTGGAAGGATGTAGCATCCAGCTTTTACACAAGCTGCGGGTTTTAGCTTGAAGGTTTGCTTTTGCGCTCCAGTTTCTGGGCCGGTGATTGATCGATCGAAGTTACGCCACTTACCTTTGAACCCGATATTGTTCAGTTCAGTAAGGTAGCCGGTTAGCACCAGCATGTTTCGTGCGTAACTACCTGATCGCATGGCGTTGATGAAGATAAAACCTTCATATAGCACATCGACCATTTGCTCTCCAGACACTTCAAGATCCGCTTTGCTTTCGGTATATTGTTTGTACCGAAGAGAGGGATCTCTGGAGGAAAGTTCTTCTTCATCTTCTGTTTCGTTAATCGAAACATCTCCTGTGATTCCTTTATGGAATACCCAGGTTGGAGTCGTGCAGCTTGATCCACCAGCGGTTGCCGGATCGTCTGCTGTATCGTAGTAAATAGAAACCTCAGTACCTTTTTTATCGCACTGAGTAAGATCGGTCAGCATTGGCATAGTTAGACCCTTGTTGTTAGGAGTTGAATTGTCGAGCCATACTCACACTAAATTGTTTAGGGATTTTACCTTTAGCAACAAGTTGCTTTAGAGTATGGTTCATATAAGAGCGTTGTGGATAATTGTAGTAATTCACTCGGCTAATAAATGTACCCCCAAACTCATGGATGTGTGGTACGGGTTGATCGAAAAAATTGCTTCCAGGAAATTTAACGGGTCCGATGATAGCTCCATTTGTATAAATAGAGAACTCGATAACTCTTAATCCGCCTCTGGTCTTGGCGTACGGTGGATTTCCTGGGGAAGAGGTTCTTTGAGAGATTCTTAAAGATCGAATACATGCTCCTCGGATAAGGGCTGCAACGTCTCTAAGACCTTTCTGTTTTCCTTTTTCGACAGTGTAGTTAAACTTCTGGAGATAGAAGATTCCACGAAATGTTGCTGAAAACACGGAATTAACACACCCTATCGGTAAAGGTAAAGTCTGTTACTGAAAGAAAACATCGTTGATTGAGTTCAATCTCAACTGGCGGTTGAGGGTCTATATCAGTAATGAGATACGGCTGCCAGTTGCCTCGTATTATGTTGAGGTCAAGTTTTTCTCTTAGTTCTAAGACTTTTTTAACTTCGTCCCAATCAGTAACGTCGTTGCGGCTGAATCCCGAAAAAGGTATAAGGAGTGCAACGCTGATCTGTAGATTAGCTGTTACTCCTCGTCTTTTGTCTCGCCCTACCAGATCATCTGGGGTGAACCCAGTAATAAGAGGCATGACAAATAGTTTGGTTTCTCTTGACTGAATCAATTGTTGTGGATCTAAACAAGCTTCTGCTGATACAAAAGTTGGAACAACATAAGCTCCCCACTGACTAGAGTGACGAGTGTTTAGATATGTTACAATTGATTCGGTAAGTTCACCAAGCATATTAGCAATCTTTTTCAGTTGTGATTAACACAAGACGACGACGTTCGTGATCGTTGTAGAAATGCGAACCTTTAGGATCAAGGACAAGTTCGTATTTTCTACATGGATCTGTAACAGTTTCGATTTCTAGTCCACGTACCAAAGGTAGTCCTGTTGCTTCGAAATCTTCTGTTGGAATCATAAAGTGAAATCTTTGACCAATAACTTTAACTTTGTTTTGGTCAAAGACTGGTCGACACTCAGTCATGGTTGCCCTCATAGGAAACTTGGCTGCATCGGGCATTCCGATAACAATATCGATATCGGTATGTTCTTCTGCTTGTTTGTACAAAAAGTCAAGTCCCCAAGAAAGCATGTTCATGATTGATCCTAGTGGAAAGTTGGAATAGTACCGATAGCTGGACTAGCAACTGAGTTAGACATAACTCGAACTACCGAAGCACCTGCTGCTGCTGCAATAGCCTTGCTAGAACCGTTGAGAGTTACTGCTCCTGGAGGAATGACTGCTGTTCCCAGGATGAAGCCGTTGGTTGGAGCAGCACGAACTGCACCACCTACGCCGGCTACTACGCTGGTTACGTCATAAGACCACCACACAGTATCGTCTTGGATAATATCGGCAGCAAGTGTACCGCCGATCTTAGCCTCGACAATCCAATCCATGACTACCGCCCCTTGTTCTCCTGGGAGAATGACGGATTGGGCAATACCGATTCGACCACCGATGCGAACAGGTTCACCTTGAAGGATGCTGTTGCCGGTAGTGTTGTAGTAGTTGACAGAAAGCTCACCCGTTTGTTTGAGTACGCATGGTGCGTCGTATGACTCCAAACGTACCGGATCAGCAACTCGATTTGGTGTTGAAACTGGCATGTTTACCTCTTAGAAATTTGATTGGTTTGATTTGAAAAAAACAAACAGATTGTCACAAATCTGGTTGTGCAGTGAATTAGCCGTTGCAACGAACGATTGCTTCTCGTTCTCGTTCGTTGACTTCAACGTCCCAATAACCACGAATACCCATGCCAAGCATGTTTTCTGGCAGTTCAACGGGTTCGACGGTTGGTCGCTTGAGACCTCGCAAGTAGGTAATAGTATATGGGCTGAATTGCTTGGACGACGGCCAGAGCAACCAGGTTCCTTCACTGACGAAGGTTGATGCAGCTCCGTTGTTCAACAGACTGGCGTTGCTCATCTGGGGGAAGAGAGCTGTGTCGAACTTGTTGAACCAGTAGTTCTTATCGCCGGTCTTGGTATTGGCTGTCGTGTCGTTGACAATTCGATCTTGCTTAAGCAATTCGAATACAGTTTCTTCCAAGCTGATTGAGTGGATGAGAACCCAACGATCGTTGATGACGTTGACAAAGTTCTTTCCACGGTTTTCGTTGTACTGACGTACGTTACGATAAACGGTAGAAAGGTTTGCACGGGTAAGTGCGGTGGAGGTAAGACTGTTGTCCGTATTTACCCAGAACGTGTTAGCTGCTGCTGCTTGTACCAGCATCTTACGTCCGAGCTTCATATCGGGAACAATCATAGCTCCTTCAACCATAGCTGCCAACATATCAGCGATAACGCCCATGTCATCGTTAATGACATCTCGACGACTCCAAGAAACCAACTGAGCGATAGTATCGAGTTCGCTCATGTATCGGTGTTCTTTACCGAAAGTCGTCATTTCGATCTTGCCGTCATCGGTCAAGGAATCCCAAATCTGACCACCACTTGCTCGGTAGCGTTCGGTTTTGCGGAAGTCTTTGTTGGATTCTTCCTTGAGATACTTGACAGCAAATGGCTCGTTGATCGTCCATCGTTCTTCCAACATCATGTCGCCCGTTTTCTTCAACAGGTTAGGCATGTCGATGGAACTGAATGAAGCATTCAACAGGGTTTGACGGTTAATACTCTTGAGGCTGTTGCACAAGATGTCGATGTCACTAAATCCACCGAATCTTCGATTGCCTTCTTGAGAGTTGGCAATGTTAACAAGGGATTCAACCCAACCCCAACGTGGGGCCGCATCAGCGTTATCGACAGTTTTCTTGTCGATATATTTGGCTACGGTTTCTGGCTTGATGCCCATTGCAAGAGCAATGTGTGCCAGCAAGTGATCCTGGGACTGGTTTTTCTGGGAGGAGGTTGGGCTTGGTACTCGTGGTAGTCCGTTTTCCCACATTACCAGCTTGATGCTGTTTTCGATGTCGGTTAGAGATCGACCGGCTTCAAACTCTTTTTCGATCAATTCAGCATGATCTGGATAGCTGTTGAGCAGCTTCATCATGCCGATCATTTCTTTCCTGGAGGAAGAAGGTGGTGGAGCTGGTGTGGGTGCTGGAGCAGTATTTTCTACTACTACAGGAGTTGGAGTTGGGGCTGGAGTTTCCGAGTTTTCGGTTGAACGTGGTACTGAGTTTTTCAGCATCGTAATTGCTTCCTTGTTGAGGAGTTGGAATTGTGTGTCGGAATCACGACCCGACAACGTAACTGTCATTTCTTTGAGAACGGATCGTTCAGCAACATAGAGAGGTCCAGTTACTACACGATTGTTGATTGAACGCTTTTCACCTTCTTTAAGGTAGGTGACATCTTTTTCGTTAACGATTCTCAATCCCATTGAACCTTCAAATGGGAAACCGTTTTCGAGAGCTGTAACAACCATGTCACGAGCATCCGATGGGTAGGATGTCAAGCCTTTTCCCTGGAGGGAGTCTGCATTTTTAGTGACTGAGGTTGTATGTCCGATTGGTGTCCAGTGTTCGTGGAGGATCGGAACTGACTGCTTGAAAGTGATTCCTTCGATGTTGTAGATCATAGGGGCATCAAGCCCGTAATCGGACAAATCGACTGGAGAACCACTGTACCCAACAAAGGATAGCTCTTTCATACCTGGTTTTGAGTCTGTTGTAGGTTCTGACGATTCTACAACATCAATCTGACTCCGGAGGTTGAATACAGCTTCACCTAGCTTGGGTGAGTACGCTTGACGTTCGTTGATTGTAGCAGTGCTACTGCTGTTCGTCAACAAGATCGTCTTGTGTCTCTTCCTGTTCTTCATTGTTTGCTTCCTGTAAAATAGCTGCTGCTGCTGTTGTTCGACCCGCTAGGAGAATTTTGCACAAATCTTCGTACTCAACTCCAAGCAGTTCAGCTTCCCGTTGCAGCTCTCGACGAGGGTTACGTCCTCGTTCAGTGTAATAACGTACAAGAGTGATTGCCCCGGTTTGAAGATCAGTAGCTGTCGAATTACTAATCTTCTGTGGATCAGGATGGTTAAATACTTGAGAATAACTCAAAGAATATCTTAACCCTTCCTCCTCCAGGAAACGTAAAGTCTTAGCGGAAAAATATCCACGGACTTTTTTTGCACCTTCAGTCCACAGCCTTACGACTTTGTGAATTGCTGGAGCAAAATCTTCTCGATCAATTAACACGACATTTTTCCAAGGACCGAAGTCTACTTGAGAAGAGGCCATGTTGTGTTTACTGCTATTACCTGTGGCTAGGTTAAGCGGCATATTAACACACCGAGCTGCAGCTCCAACCATAGTATCTATAGCTGTAGCGTCATCTCCGGTTAGTCCAGTGTAAGCCAAGCTTTCCAACTTCGTTCCTGGAGGAAGAGTTGGGACCATGCCTGGTTCATACTTGAAGTCGCCTTCTGGTAGTCCAACGGCTTCTGCGGCTTCTTTACCCCAAATCAAAGGATCGAGAGTCAAAGCAGCTGGTATGCTTGCTCTGAACTCGGCTGATCGAATGATTGCTTCAAGGTAGCGTTTTACTGAGGGAAAGATGCAGAGTGCTGGACTGCATTCAGGTATACCGCAGATTTGGTCCTCAAACTTTTGTTTCCACCAAAGAACTATGTCTTTGACTTTGTATTCTTCACCTGTATCAAGATGAATTCGTTCAGGTTCCCAATTTGCATTGTAGTAAATTCCGTCAAGCCATCTAGGATCACCAGCCGTTTCGATCGGTGATTGAAGTTTTTCGGCAGTTACAATTCGTAATCCGAGCTTAACTTCGTGGTCGCTAGTTGTTTTGTACGGTATACCGATCCCTACACCTGTCCTGGCTGCAGCTCTTCTGAGGAGACGAATTGACGATCCGATACTGTTTTCTTGACAAAACCGTACCCACTGATCTTCAATTTCTGTATTGACATCTGGATCGCTTTCGCCTGCAATCAAGAGTGGAGCGGGACCAACACAGTCATTGGCTACTGTGTTTAGAATCCCGTGATAGTGGCTTCCTTCTTGATCTTGCTCTACAGAAACAGTTATTAGTTTCCTCTTGATCCACGGATGTTGTAAAGTTTTTGTGAATCTGTCAGAAGGTAAACGATCGTATGGAAGTGTACCTCTTCCGTAGAAAAGAGAGTTAAGCCACTTTCTAATACGATATATTTTACTCACTGCACTTGCTCTTGTTTCTTTCAATGTCACATCTGCAAGCATCTTTTGGAACTACCCTAGTCCATCCAATGTTCATTAGACTAGGCTTTTTTGTTCCGTGGCTGTTTGCAGCTTGAAGAAGGTCTCGAAGATCGAATTGTTCGACTTCTTGTTGTGGAGTTTTGACTCTCTTTGGTCCCAGTTTTTCTTGGATTTCCTGGAGAGTGGAGATGTCGATTGTCATGGTGGTGGTGGATTGTATGCTGCAGCTATTCGTTGTCTTGCGGGTCCGCTAATATAAACAAACCCATCAGACATACGTCGTAATGCCCAGTATCCGCACTCTTCTGGGAGGATTCCTATAGGAGTGATTGTTACTACGGCAGTGTTTGTGTTCGAAACAATGTTGCTTTGACTGAACACTGTTATGTGATTGTTGTTGTTAAGAACAAATCTCATCGGTAGACCGTCAAACGTTCCTTCAACTAATGTTATTGTATACGTCCGAGTTTCGGAGTTGAAGTGTATAAAAACATTTTTTGAAAGAAGTTCCGTGTCTAAGTTCAAAAAAGCTTCTGGACATATTTCTACTTGGGTAGAAACAGCGGCGGCTTGGACGCTAATAGGCATTTCATAGGATTGATAAGTTCCATTTTGTAAAACTAAATCAATCCACCAAGTGGCAACAGGGGTTGTACCGACTAAAGCTAATAGTCGATACAATCCTGTTGGAATATCAGTAAAGACAGATAAGTACACACCTTTACGATTAGTTGCTTCGGTTGCTGATACGCTTGCTATTTCCGTATCACTTCCAGCTTGAAACAACTTAGCTGTAATGGTTTGTCCTGGAGGGGAGAAAAACTCAACCGTCTGGTTTGTCGGCACTTTCTTCGTCCTTCAATTGCTGAATCTTCGCCGCCAATGGCAACAACACCGCTGCCGCCTGCAAACTATTGGGTGCGGTCTTGACGGCAGACTCGATGCAAGCCATCAATTGGTCACGTTCCTGAGTAGTCAATTCAAGTTTCATCATTGGTCCTAACTAGGTAAAACATCTGGGATCTGCAACTGGGCTACGAGTGCCGCTTGTTGCTCGGGTGTGAGTTGGTCAAACAGGTTGAGTGCGAGTTTCTTCTTGCTTTCAACCAACTGGTTGTAATACGAATCGCAAGCGACACGGATGACATGCTCCAGGTAGCTCGCGGGTGTGTACAGTGGCTTAAGTGGCTTCTGCTCTTCAGCCGTTTCGTTTGCCTTCTCGGTGGCCTCGTTTTCGGCCTGGATGGGTTTGTTGGCTTCGAGCGTGGCAAACTCCACGCCCCATTGTTGTTCTTGTGTCAGTTGGGTTAGGTCGATCATGATTGCTCCTAGGCTAATAATCCAAAATTGCGAAGTGCTTTAACGACTTGCTGAATCGTGTATCCGTCAAACGTATCATCGGTTTTGATCGTGCTGCCGCCACCTGGAGATGCTACGGTTGCACTGCCAACTGCGGTGGTTGGTTGCTCGATTGGTGTTGCGTTCCATAGACCGAGTTTCTGGGTTGTCGCTGTGCCGATCTTTGTGCCGGTGGTGGTATCGGTGACGAGGTTGACGGCAGATACGGTGACGTTGCCGGAGAACGTAGCTGCCTTGGCGGTGATGTCGGCATCGGCTGAATTTGCTAGGTTGCGTACTCGCAAACCTGAATCTCCGCGAACATCGAGTTGGCCAGCCGCGTTTCGTCTTAATTGTGTATCTATAGATCCTGAGTTTAAGTTTCCAACTGAATTAAACCCAATGAATGATGTGCTTGCCAGCCGCAACGAATCGGCGTTTGCCGCACACACAAGCTGAAATTTGACTCCCTCAGAATTTGTACCTCCAAAAAGCGTACCAACAGAGCTGATGCTAACAGCGTCGTTTACAGTTGCGCCATATTGATTTGTAAACGTACCGACATTAGTGCAGTTCCCTGCACTCCCAATTGTCAGCCTCGTCGTCCCATCCGTCTGCAACTCCAACGCTCTCGCACTGCCCGTACCCGCTTTCTCCGTGCCGATGCGGAGTACGTTGCTCTCCCAAGCGATCTTGCCACGTTCGTAGTTGCTGGAGTTGGTGAAGGTGTTGTAGATGTGGTAACTTTGCGAAGTAGTTCCGTAGGACTGGCTAATTACGCCACCAGCAGGTGCCAAATTGAATACAGATCCAGATCCACTATATTCTGCTATCAACTGAATACCGAAGCTTGAACTACCCGCGTTAAGTATCAGAGAACCTTGATGACGAATATGCGCAAGATCGTTTGCAAAATTCAAACGTGCTGGACCGGCTCCTTTTGCAACGTTAATATCAACCGTTGTGTTACCGATACCTAAAACATTTACGCCATCAGCTACAAGAACCGCATTGCGTGCGACACCCGTACCCGCTTTCTCCGTACCAATTACCAGTACATTGCTCTCCCACGCGATCTTGGCTCGTTCGTAGTTGCTTGCGTCGGTAAAGGTGTTATAGACGCGGAAGGTTTGGGCAGTTGTGGTCCCGTAAACTCCATTTCTCAGTGCTAATATACCGGCAGCATCTCTAATAAGATGAACGTCGGGAGCCACTATACTAGCTCCCATAGAAATAGCCCCAAAACTAATTAAACCATTCCAGCTTGTACTTAATGTCTGTATGCCTCCGTCTTGAATTGTAAATGCTCGGGATCCTCCCCCTGAAGGAACGGTAAAAACAAAACCGCCTGTCGGATTCCAACCTCCAGCGATAGAGATATTTCCATCTTTTCTTATCGCAACCCTACTCGTCCCCCCCACCTGCAAATCCATCAATAGGCTATTGGCGTTACTAGCGGTGTCGGTGACGTTCAGCTTGAATGCTGTTGGCGTTCCGGTAGTTGACCATGTTTGTGCGATGTTGAGCGCACTTGCTTGCAGGCTACCACTACCAGCACCAGTGGTATCAAGAATGTCGAGCTTGGCGGCTGGGGATGTGGTTCCAAGACCAGCATTCCCAGAGGTTAAAACAAATGAAGATCCAGCAAGGGTGTCGTAATTTGTTACGTTTCCTCCGATACCTACGTTTCCTGTACCCTGCATGACAAGCATGGTAGTGCCACCGGAAACGCCTGCCCTTCCAGAAGCAAATACAGTGCGCGCCGGATTTTGTGCCCCACCACTATTAAAATTAAAAAACGCATTCGATGCAGTATTTATAATTCCAGATATTGCATTTGCTTGCCCAAATGTAAACGACGGTTGACCATCAGACGCATTAACTAGAGTTATTCCTGTCGTAGAATTTGTTATATTTACTGAGCCAACTATGCCAGTGTTTCCACTAGCATCAATCGTCAGCCTAGTAGTTCCACCAGTCTGCAATGCCAACGTATTTCCACTTGCACCACTTCCAGCACCCTCAACACCAAGCGTAAACGCACCAGCGGTGGTGGAACTTAGAAACAGGCGGCGGTAGTTGCTGGCATCGGTATAAGTGCCGTAGAGGTTCAGACGTTGGGAATTGGTGGAGTTGCGGATACCGAGGGTGTTTGCGGCATCACGACGGAGAACAAGGTCAGAAGTATTTGTATCAGCACGATAGTCAGCACCGTACCATTCAAGACTTGTATTTTGATTTAGTTTGATCTTATTATCATAAACGCTCACCATCCATTGCCGATAGTTACTGGTTTGCACGCTAGACCAATAGTAAGAATCGCCATTTCTTTCAATAGCCCAATCATTGAAGAACGTAACAAACCCAGCAACATCATAATTTGCATCGGAAACGCATCTAAATATAGAACCAGGATTCGATGTAGATGCTCGCCTAACCTCGAAAAGATGACCACCTACGCCAGCCACTCCAGTTATGCTTAATTTAGCATTCTTGGAGATAGAAACTCTACTACTCCCCCCCACCTGCAAGTCCATCAACAAGCTATTAGCGTTGCTTGCGGTGTCGGTGACGTTAGCCTTGATGAGGGTAGGCGTGCCTGTGGTATTCCAGGTTCCGCTTAGGTCGAGAGCAGACAGTGCTTCGGAACCAGTAAGAGTTCGCCCAGCGACTGTTAATCCGGAACGATTGACAACTAGCGGAAACTCAGTTCCTGCATATGTCACCCTGAACAATTGCTCTATATTTGCTTGAAGATCTATACCAATTGCACCGGCATTTATTAAGCGAGTTCTGGAAAGAGCATTGTCAATGACTAATGAACCAGTACCGTCACTTGTGAAACTCGTCGCGCGAACCACCCCTGAAAATGTCGTTGCATTAGCTACCGTCAGCGTATTCCCACTCGCCCCCGTACCCGCACCCTCAACGCCCAAAGTAAACGCACCAGCGGTGGTGCTGCTTAAAAACAGGCGACGGTAGTTAGAGGCGTCGGTATATGTGCCGTAGAGTCGGAAGGTTTGGGCGTTTGTCGAGTTGCGTAACTCGCAAATATTAGCTCCACCGCTGTATAACGCCCACTCAAATGCTCCAGCACCATTAGTTGAATGCAGTCCTAGAGACGCTCTAACAACTACTCCTGTTGTGGCACCGTTGAACCACATGGATGGAGTAGTAACGGTCCTTATGTTAAAAGAGCTAGATCCATAAATACTTCCATCTTTTCCAACGGCAAACCGACTACCAATCCCCGCCACCTGCAAATCCATCAGGCAGCTAGCAGCATTTGCAGGTCCGCTATCGGTGACGCTGTACTTGATGCCGGTGTAGGTGCCGGTGCCACCCCAGGTCTGAGCGATGTCCAGTACAGTGCCATTGAGCGTTCCAGCGTTGATGCCTACAGCACCACCAAACCGCACCGCACCTTGCGTAATAAGTGAGAACGGATTGGTGATGGTGACGTTTGATCCAGCACTTGGCGAACCAAGAAACAGCGATGCGTAGTCCGTAAACGTCGTGGCGTTGCTTGCCGCAATCGTATTGCCACTCAAGACGTTGGTATACGCAGTCGCGACAGTGCCAGTCGATGATGTATCCGTCAGCGTGCGTGCTGTGTGTGATAGTCCTACTCCGTTAGTCGTCCATGCAGTCGCCGAAAAATTACCAGCGAGCAGAATACTTGGCGTCTGCAAGCGACCTGTCATGGTCCCGCCGGTCAGTTGCAGATAACCAGACAAATCAATCGTCTGCCATGAGAAGTCCCCACGCAGAAACGTGCTAGCACTCGGTGTGCCGGTGGGTGATTGCGTGGCTAGTGTGCCTAGGCCGAGTGTAGAGCGAATCGCAGAGGCATCGGCTCCGGTGATAACGGATCGACCTGTTGCGGATGCGTCAAGGATTTGACTTGATAGTAAAGCAGATAAACCCATGTCGGTTACTTCTTCTTTGGTTGGCCGGCTTTTCTGGGGAGAGATTTTACGGACTTAGTTTCTTTAGCCCACTTTTTAGCTATCTCTGGATGCTTGGCGTACAAGAATTTGGCTTGTTGTTTGGATTTGAAAGGCATTAGTTGACCCGCTTCTTGAGATCCATTAACTCGTGATGGAGATCTACAATCTGTTTTCTAAGAGTATTGCGGTCATCTTCGCAATCTTTTAGACGACTGTTTACAACAACAAGTTGAGATTCGAAAGCAGCAATTAGTTGTTGTTTCGCTGATTCAAATCTATGGAAAAGAAACACAACTGCGGTTGTTAAAGCGGCACAGACACCTGACCCAATAATGTAAATTAAACTTTCTTGTGTCATGGATCACCTGTAGATATTGACGATAACTTCGTTAGCACCTACAGCAGTAGCGTCGTTATCAGCTAGATTTCTAGTAACCCGATACCAACACCCTTGAGTAAACAGTAAACCTTCAATGTCTACAGAAACACTCGCTTCTTTTTCAATCATGTAGCGAGCCAGTGGGGTGTCACTGTTGGTTGGTGCTGTTCCCTGGGGGGAGTTATACAGCTTTAGATAAGCAAGGGAGGCCGAACTGTTGTTGAAAGCTTCGATCTTACGAACAATTGTTCCGGTTCCTGACCCAACCAACACTGCTGTAGTGTTTGCGGGTTGTATAGCAGAGTTGATCGAGTTCATTCTGATTCCTTTTTCAGTTCAGATGTTTGTGTATCGAACCACCAAATGTCAATCCCGTATTTTTTGGAAACCTTCTTTACACGGTTTAGGACGTAAGATTTTGGTGGTTTGTCTGGTGAAATTAGGAACACTATTCCTGGGTGAAGGTTTAATTCCTGGGAGTAGTGTAGAGCTTGTCCAATAGCTTCGTAAGGTTTAGTGGTCCATTCGACTTCGATCGCAGTGGTAGGTGTAACCAAATCGCAGTACGTTCCAGCTTTTGTTTTGACTTGGTTTTTCCAGTGATAGCGTATTGCGATTTGCTCGGTGTAGCTATTTTCTGGGAGGGAGGTACTGTATACGGTCGGTTTAGTCTTGCGGTATATAAGACCGCATATGATCGCTGTTACACAGAACAGCAGAAGTAAAAGTTTGACTAAACAACTTCGAATACACAAGGGATGTTTCTTTCAGCTGCTTCTGCTGTATCCAAATCCAAAAGTACACTATTGGCTCCAAGTGTGTATTTTGGATCGATGTAGTGTGACTGGTTCGGTGCAACTGTTTGGCTGTACTCGGTTCCAGCAAACGAAGCTCGGTGAGTTGAGCCTTTATCAACCGATACTTTCAGCTTGAGGTTGGTTGATGTGAAAGCTGCAGGAATTTCAACTCTAACTAAACCGTAACCGTCTGGAATACTGAGAGGTTCGGAATCAGAAGTACCGATTGGTACTCTAGCATTTCTCACAATCATGGTTTTAATCCTTCAATCATAGCTAAAAGTACCTGTTTGTACTCCGCTGTATTTTGGGGAGGAGATTTCTCGATTGAGTTTTGTACTGGTTTTCTCCAAAGATTTAACCAGTCTTTTGTTCTACTCGTCGGTCCTCTAAAAAGCAAGACAGTTTCAATTGTTGAAGCTACTTGCGATTTTGCTTCTGGGAGGGAGGTAGATAGGGTTTGAAGTTGATTGGTCAAAGCTTGCTGTAAAGCAGAAGCGGTAGGTGGATCGTTAAGAGACGTCACACCCAGTTTTGACACTCGTGTTATCTCTTGGAGTAGCGGAGAAGTAGGAGGAGTAGGAAAAGTAGAAGGAGGTTGTTCAGTTGACGGTGGTGTTCCCGGTTGTGATTTGACTAATATGGTATGAAACGTATAGTCAATTTGAGCTTCTTTGTTTGCTACCACTAACCCAAAAGTATATTTACCTGGTTTTGGGATAGCAAAGAAAATGCTCGAACCACAACTGGCTGATTGAGATTTTAGTTCATCATCAATCATCCAGATTTTGTTGTCGCCGATTGCTTCTTCGTTTGACAAAAACAGAAGCGTTCCAGCTAGAACTTCTGTTGGTCCTTTAATAACAGCTTTTGGTGGTTCTGCAAAAGCAGAGCAGCAAAAGGTTGAAAATAGAATTAGAGACGTAATCCAATTTTTCATAGATCAAAGAACTTTATGTCAAAGAAGCTGGTAAAAGAAGGTACAGAACAGTAGCTGGTCTACTTTTTCTCTGGGGGAGAGACTGGGGTTGGGGTAGGTAGATACTTTCTCAAAAGCATTTCGGCTATTTGAAGTACGATTGGAACTATAATACTCCAATCAAAAGAAGCAAGAAGGGGAGCCGCTGTGGAATCTAGTTTGGATTCACACAAAACTTCGAGTTCATCCAGTTTACTGTTCAGGTCTGTTTTGAAGGTTTGGACCTCTGAGGTTGGCGGAAGTGTGATCGGGGCAAATTTTTCAACCATACAACCCGCCAACCAGAGCCATTCTTTGAGGATCTGGATTGACATATCCGACCGAGTTTGACCGATAAGTTTGATAATGCACGTGAATTGAACATCTGCTGGAAATTGGCTTTCACAAGGCATCGAGGGTATCCTTATACAAAAGTGAGGGAATCGTTCAGTAAACCATTGACAATTTTTAGAGTGTCTGGCACTCCGTATCCCCAATAGGGGTCTCGACCCGGTTCACCCCGGTCGACTGTGTTAGCTGCAAGAAAAGTACGGACAGCCTCTACGCCGGTAAACGAAGCGTAGCCTTCTCGACGCATGAGTTCGATAATAAGGCAGCAAAGTCCGGCAAAGAAAGGGGTCGCCATGCTCGTTCCAGACATAGAACGATACCCATTAGTAGTAGAGCAAGAGATGATGTCCTGGCCAGGGCATACAACGTCCATCTCTCGGCCTCCTGAGGAGAAAGAGGCTCGCTGTCCGTCTGATCGGTATGCTCCTACACATAAGCAGTCAAAATACCGAGCAGGGTATCCAATAGTATTTCTGTTACCTGAAAATCCAGAGTTACCAGCCGCAGCAACTACAACGGCTCCTTTGCTCCAAGCATACTTAACGGCATCTTCCATAGGTCCGTATGGAGAGCCAGACCCAAGAGACATGCTTATAACATCTGCTCCTTGGTCAGCCGCCCACCGGATTCCTTGAGAGATTCCTTCTGATGACCCTGATCCGCTATTTGAAAGGACTTTTCCAACTAGCAGTGAGGCAGCCGGTGCTAGTCCTATACCCTCACGCCCTAGGACTGTACCAGCACAATGGGTTCCGTGTCCATTGCCGTCCCTCCAGTTCTGACCAGGAACAAAAGAACGTGCCTCAACTGGTTCCGGCAGAACGTCATGCTCGTTCATTCCAGTATCAAGAACAGCAGCTCGTATTCCTGTTCCTTTGACTTTACTCCAGATTTGATTAAATGTAGATTTTGGGAGATGCCACAAGTTATCTGGTGTGGCAAATGTTTCTACATCCGCAACTAAATCTGGAGGTAAAAATACAGGAGGAGAATTGTCCATGATATCTTGGTGGGGGGGGTGGAACCTTAAAGGACTAGCGGTAGTATCATAACATGATACCTAAGAGCCGCGATTATCCACCACATTATATGCAAACGGCCCAAATAAGTCAAATAAACCTATTCGAGCCGCGAAGAAGTATCACGGGGTGATATTAGTAATTGCTCTCTTTTGTTATGAGGGTTATTCCTGTCTCATGTAAGATGCCATATTGATACGTTTGATTTCTTTGGTATTACGCAAAGTACAACCGCATTTGAAGAGAAGAGCTAGACAACCTACAAGATTGTCAAAAAATTCGTTATCAAGGTGCGATCCTATTTTAGCCCATTCAACTACAACTCGGTTGTCTTTGATGTTAATTTTTTGTTCTGGGCTTTCGGATATGAAGTGTTCTGTTAGCAGGTTATGTCCTCCGCTGTTTTCTGGAGGGAAGAGTTTGATGCTTCCAATAGTTCCTGGGTTGGTTAGGAATCCTCGGTGAGCTAGAGTTTTGAGATTGTTTGTGTCCATTTTAACAACAGGTACTACTCGGTCTGCTGATGGAGTTGTAAAACAATGAAAGTGCATTTCTCGATCCGAGCCAGATTGTTCCATCATAGGTCGATCTTTTACCCCATAGAATAATCCTTGAGTACCAACAACAAACGATCTATAATTACATTCTCGAATTGCTCGAAGAACCGTATCGAGTTGCCAGTTGATGTCGAATCCTATATATCGGTGCATCAATTCGGCTCCATCTTCTCGTTCGTATTTGGTATTCCCTAATGCGTTTGAGAGATCAATAATGGCTTGATACAACTGGGTTGCGGTATCTTCTCTGGGGAGATCGGAGTAGTAGCGGTACAGAGGATTTACTAAGTCTTTCTTTTTCCAGGTGTCTCCAGGTTGTGGAGGGAATGTTCCATAGTCTAAGATAAATGGCCGGAGGGTTGTATCTGAGGCTACCGTCATGTAAGTGAGGATTTCTTGGTTGCAGTCTACATGAGTAACAACATATTTGCAATCAGCTGGGACTTTTCTTCTGGTCGTGTGGGATTGTCGAGATAGAATTAGTTCGGGTGTTGCTTTAAGAATTTCTTCTTCTTCACCAGGCTTTTCGATTTGGCATTGGCATTCATAATTAAATGCTTCTTCTCCTTCTTCGTAGTAAAAGACCATAGCGTGGTGGACAGCCGAAAGTTCGATAGGATCGTCTGTGTCCCATTCATATGCCCATTCCCAACTAGCTTCTGCTCCTTCGTGCAAAGCATCGTAGTTGTTTTTTACGAACTCAGATGCTCTACGTTGGGCTTTTTCTCTATCGCCTTCTCTATACTTGTCAAAATTGAGAAGAATACTAGCAAATTCGTCCCACAAATCCATGTTCTTTGGGAAAGATTTGAGCATCGGGTATTGAGCTACTTCCCAAGACGGTTCTTTTAACATGAAGTGGGTTGCTACGTCCCCCATTCGATTTGGGGTAATAGTCATTACAGCCCTAATCTTTTTTGAGTGACTACCACCAAACAGAGCTGATCGTTTTACTGTATCAATGATTTTTTTCGAGACTGTTGGGCTAGATGCATCTTTGTCTGTCTGTGGGTCATCCAGAAGAATAAAGTCAGGTCGAACTACTCGTCCAGCTTCTTGACCGTATCGAATACGTTTTGAAATACCACGCAGGTTATCTTTAGTTCGAACTAAAAGAATTGCTCCACTGCTTGGTTCTCCTGGGAGGGAGGGAAAGATGATTTGTTCGGTGGTCCAAGCCATTCCTGTTGGTTCACCATTGACTGTGATCTTGTTTGCTTTATAAGCTTTTCCTTCACTATGTTCAAAGCATGAAATGATGTTGTTGTAGTATTCCCGTAGATGTTCGTTGGACATTAGCTCGGTTTTGAGTTGTTCCATGATATCTTCGGATTTGTCAATAGCCGAAGATACAACAAGAGCAAATCGAATTGTTCCTTCAAGAATTGCTAAAAGAAGTTGATTGATTGCTCGACTTGTTTTGGCAAATCCACGGGGTTCTGCTTGAACAAGTTTTCCCCTACTTTGCACAATACGTTGGAATCTTCGAATTGCGGTTTGTTGTTCGGGTCCGAACGGTTTTTGTCCGGTACTCATTGGGAAAACTTTTTGGTGAGCAGTTACATAATCAGAGTGTAGTTCGGCTCGTTTCTCCAGAATTTCTGGGGTGATTGTTGTATCTAGTTCAAGGTTGTATAAAAACGCTTGGTATGCGTCTTTTTGATTCTTGGCGTGGATAGCTGTTCGTACACCTTTGGCCAAGTAAGCCTGCATTTGATCGGGTGCAAACTTTTCTGGGAGTGGGATATCGCTGTCGAATTCGCCAAATGGATCTATCTTGCGTGGCATAATGCTACAAATAGTTGTGGTAGGGAGCTTCCGGTGTCGGATCGATTGTTTGGTCGAGTGGTTTAAGACTTCCGTCTGCTTCTATGATATGAGGGGGATCGGATAAAGCAATTACTATCAAGTCCCCAGAGTTAATCATTTCATATTCTTGGAGAGTTGGTGGGGTAGTTGAGTATGCGATGTTTTCAAAAAAGATAAAAATATAAATCATATCAGTCTTTCGTTAAGTGATAGATTGTTGAAAGCAAAGTATTCCATAAGCTACAAGCTATGGCTATCGCTAAAACGTCGAAAAAAGTTAGTGTCATAGCAGTTTGTTTCAGGGGGGGGGCTTGGTCACCACGTTTACTAAAAAAGAAGACGATAGGAAAGCGTCCTCTCCTATCGTCTCTTTGTGTTCGATCAATTCGTCAACTAATCGATCACAATGGGTTTTAAGTCGTCCCAAGACCGGATGACGTTTAAAGTGCTTTTAAGATCGCACGCTCTTAAAAAAACGTCCCAAACTCTGGCAAGCCTGTCCCAAACACTGTTGGTCTTGACTTGCCTTGTACATTTCGGTAAAACTTGATTTTATAACAGATTTCAGCGTGATCCTGTGCGTTATCCAACCTTGTTTCGCCTGTCGGCTTCCCACGACACGCAACCAAAATCGTGCATCGTCCGAAACGATCTGATTCCGCCAAAATCTATCTTGCCATCTTTATTACCTTGCCATGCTGTATGCCATAGACAAACATTCCTCCCGGCTCTTGTGCCCAGGTCTGCGGACCACCAATGGCATGTCTCGCATCGCTGGATAACAAACGGTTGCATCGAAGCAACGGTCGGCTGTTTTTCTGTTGTCATTGTTTTTCTCCGTTGCTCGATGAACCGTAGCGTTATGCAACCACCGCACGCAATTTATTAACGATCCGCTCGTGACCTGCGATCGCATCGTCCCATGACCTATATCGAGTCGTCTCCTCATCTCTATCCCCGCCGAAAATCATCGTCTCCCAAAGCTCTGGCGGCCCAGCGTCGTATGCGTGGTCGGTGCCGAGAAACACCGTCGATACGGACAATCGATCTGAAATCCGCGTTCTTGCCAATTGAATCCCGATTCCCGTCGCAGATTCTTCTGGTAGCGATCTGTGCCACTCGAAATACTCGCTGTGATTTTCGCACGCAACCGGATTCCTATTTTCGTCCAGCCTGTACCATTTCCCAATAGCCATCATCTACTCCCGCATAACAACTGGATGCACCAAAGCCCCCGATGGTGCGTTACTAAATTGGAAGGATCACTGCGGGGCTTGGTGATCCTAAAGATGATCGCTAGCGTTATGCAAATCCGATATGTTCGAGACCTTCTCTGAGGGAGTCGATTAGTTGGAATTTAAGAACGTGTCTGCCTACTCCTGTAGCAGATTGTTTGAATCCGTTTACAAGTTGGAGAGCTATTAGGTCTTGTAGTTCTCTGTTGACTCGTTCCATAGAGATGTCTGTTGCTTGGCAGATTTCATCTCTGGAGTGAGGTTCGTTCATAATAACTCGGCACACTTTCATCCTGGCGGAGTTGTAGTCGATGATGTCTCGAACTACCTTAGCAACAAGTCTGTGGACAAGATCGTTCGGTCGATCAATTCCGAGGACGACAGGAGCGCACATGTAGAGTTTGGTTAGTTGTCCGATAAGACGAGCAGGAACTTCGATTACGGGTTCGAAAGTAATTTCTCGTTGTCCGAACTTTTCTCGGTCTACTTTAGTACGAAGGGTAGCTGCAAGTCTAGCCCAAGTGCGGATGTTGGTTTGTTCTCTAATACCGAGTTGCACGTTGTTTGGCTTTTGCATTAGGCTTTCGATAAAACCTTTAGCTGCAGCTACTACGGGCATTTCTGGGGGAAGAGTTGATGGGTTGATAGCTGTCATCATAGATCGTTGTAACATACGATCTTCGATACACTCTCTGTCTCGTTCTGAAAGGTTGAGTTCGAAGTCCATGAATCGTTCACCCAGAAAGGATTGGTCTGATCGACGGAGGGCATATGTACCGCAGAGAATCATTGTACTTCGAATGTTTTTGTAGTCAAAAGCAACCATGTTTTTGAAGAAAGTGGAGGAGTCTTTATCATAAAAGTCTCGAAGTTCGGAGAAGATTTTTTCGATGTTGGGTTGTCTGAGGAGAGCGTCGGCATCCTTAACGATAAGTGTCTTTCCTGCAATGAGAGGAATAAGACTAGCGTCTTGGCCTGCATCATCTTTCCACCCAGAAAATAGACCAGTAAACGTAGACTTGATAACTACTTGTTCTGAACCCGATACGCATTTGGCGATTGTGGTTTTTCCTGAGGAGGGAGCGCCGATTAGTCGTACCCAAAGTTGTTCGCCTTCTACTCGGACAGAGTAGATTGATGATAGAACTAGGAGGAGACCCATACGCATAGGATCAGTTGTGTGGTACACTTGTTCGTAGCGAGATATCAAGTCGTCAAAGGTTTGACAAGTTTTATCTGCTTGAATTGTGTCTACCGTTGCTTTGACCACCACAGTATTTTCTGGGGCGGTATAGGGTTGAATCCATTCTCGAAGACGGGTTAGTGACCCTCGACCATATTCTTTGTAGCAATCATTGAGATCGTATCCTTCTGGTTTGTTTTCGGGCCATCGAAGTACAGAGATTGATTTGGGTTTGTACTGAGATTTACTGATGTGTTTGAGGATGACGTTTTCGTAACCTGCTCGACCGGAATTGTCGTTATCATAACAGAATACGATATTCTTGTCTGCTAGAATTTCACACCATGAATCCTTCCACACCCCTGCTCCTGGGACACCGACTGGAGTGATTCCGTTAGTTGAAACAATAGCGTTAGCAGCTATTCGATCCCAGTGTCCTTCTACAATCCAGATTGTGTCTTCTGTTGTTTCGTCCCAGTTCATGAGAGTGTGTTCCATCGGGCTTGGACTAGCCATGATGATCCACTTGTCCCGCCATTCTCCAGTAGCTTTGTCTTGTTTACGGACTTGGACTACTTTGTAGAGATTGTTGATGCGGTTATGTTTGAATGTCGGGATTAGGTACGAACCGTTGAGAGGATTGTATTTGAGTTTGCAGGTTGATACCGCAGACAAAGGCAATTCTCTGAGCGAGGAGATGAATTGGCTGGTTTGGGTAATGTTATCGTATTGTTCGTACAAAGTTCTTAGAAACATAACGGGGTTGCCGCTACGCATACATACTTTGCAGTCCCACATAAAGTTTTGTGGGTTGTAAAAGAAATGTTTTTCTTTCTCACAAAAAGGGCAATCCATAATAAATTGGTTGCCGTGTTGGTGAGGAGTGATGCCTGTGTGAAATTCAAATAAGTGCATGGTCGAACGATTTGTGTTAGAGAAATTAGTCTTGTTTGTTAATAATCCGTTTACGAAGTTGAATCATGTATCTGAGATCAGACGGTGTTGGATAATTAAGTTCAGCATCTATTTTGTCAGCTACTTTATCCAAGATAGAATCTTCGTCATCTGAATCGTCATCGAGAGCGAGTAAGACTTCTGCTAGTAATCCTTTAAGTTTGATTACTTTTTCTTTGAGAGTTAGTTGTGCCATGTTATTTGAACTCATTTAGAATGTCTTGAATTATTGGGTGAGTTTCGTCGGCTGGATGGTAAAGTAATTCCCATGTAACGTCTGCTGTTGGGATAAACTTTTTGCAAGCTTTTGTAATAGCCATAAGTTTGGCATCTATTATCCTGGGGAGAGCAGAGCATATGGGAGCTTCTGTGTCTAAGCCGTCGTGGACTTGTGAAATCATATGACAGTCGTATTTCGTGTAATCCGGAGTTTTGGACCACTCAATCATAGCTTCGGTCATCATCCACCCCGCTGATCCTTGAACATAGAAGTTACAAGCTTTGAAAGGCTCATCTGGTGGAACATCGAGTCTGTACCCACCGAGAGTGTGAATAGAAAATACTTGGTAACGGGAGTAGGTTTGTTTTGCCATTGCAACGCGAGATTCCATAAACTGTTTAATACCTGGAAATCGAGCGTCAATCTTAGCACAATAGTTTGGAGCGTTTTTTCCGTTGTGGTAGGTTTCATTAGTTTTGTTGTCTGTTGCACCGTAGATACGAGCGAAATTACCGTTTTTGACATAGCCGTACCGTTTGAGGGCGGTTTGGTCTTGTTCGGTAAGTTGGTTACGAGATTTCTTTTTGGCTTGAATGTATACTGGGTATTGCTCTGGAAAGATCAGTTCCATAATCATAGCATGTACTGACTTGCCAGTTTCGAATGCTGAGATTAGGTCTTTGTTACCTGTTGAGTAAGCCCAGATTCGAAGTTCGATGTTGACCATATCGGTGCATATCCAGACTTTTCCTGGAGGAGGACCGAATAGGGTTTTGAGCAGCTTGTCAATGTTTTGGTCGTTGGGGTTTGACGATGATTGTCTGGTTTCACGAGTACCTGTAATGTTAAGAAATGAATGGATGCGGTTGTTTTCGTCGATCCAGTTTAGATAACCTTCGATGTCGGTTTTGTGTTTGAGTTTCTTTTTGTACAACGAAAGAGCTTTAAGTCCTTCAGCAACTCTGGATTGATTCGGGTCTTTGGAGTTAGTCTGAAATTCTTCGATGTATGCAGCTATAGCTTTTTTGTCCATAGCTGGTTTGGGTGTTGATTTGGTTTTGTTTTTCTTATTACCTGTGTAGTATTTAACAGGAATACCTAAACGGGTATGAATAAAGTCGATTAGGTGAGTTCGGTTGTTGGGGTCAAACCGATAGTTCATTCCGGCAGTACGTTTCATTTCTTGCCGATGTTGTTCGATTTCCTGGGTGAGGGTGTTAATTAGTCTGCGGGCTTCTTCTGCGTAGAAATTCTTACCTGTTGTTTGCATATCGTACGCTATGCGAAGTAGTTGCTTTCGTGTACGATAAGGTTCTAGAAGGTTGTCTTGGATTAGGGATACACGAAAGCAATCCCATAACAACCAAGTACGTTCTGAGTCACGATAGGCATATTCAAGACAGGATTCTGGAGCAAGCCAGTAATCCATCTTCCAAAATTCTGTACCGTTTTTACGGAGACCTGGAAAGTGTGGATGTCCAGCTTTGGCTACAGCTATTCCTTCTCGACGAGATTCTCGAACACGATCTTTGACTACTTGAGCTAGTTTGATTTCGTCGTCGTCCCAATAGTCGAGGTATTTGATTGCTAAGTCTTTGAGTCCGTGAACGTCTCCGGAACATATTGCGTGTGATGCAAGAAGTGTATCTTCAAGACGATCCCAGAACAACTCGGCTGAAATACCGATTGTCGATAATGCACGTATGTCAAAGTTAGCATTGTGCATAATAATGCGGGAAGCTGATTGAAGAACAGAAAGAAATGAGTCAATTTCTTCGTCGTCCCAATACACTTCTCTGGTGTGAGGATTAACTTCTCCGTGCCAAGAGTAATTGTATTTACCGTCACACGCGGTAATAATAAATGGTTTGCATCCGTGAAAAAAGTCGATTCCAGTTGTTTCTGTGTCAATGGCTAGTAGCATAATTTACGAGTTGGTTAGGGACGAACGACAGATTTGCAAAGTATTTTCCACTGGTCAAGAGTTTCGTATTTTTGCGGAACAAACTCTTGATCCATTTTACGAAAGCGGACTGATACTGGTCGTTGGAAAATACCGTCGATTTTTCTAACTACCGCTGTCGGTTTTCTGGGGAAGGGGATAGAAAGTGTGGTGCCATTTGAGTAAGTAAATATGGCTATGGGTGGTCTACATGTGCTTGCTTCTTCTAAAGGTTCGAAGTCGTATTGTGTTTCTGGAGAGTTAATCTTGCTGGCAGCTTTTTCAGCTTCTAGAATCATACGGGTGAAAGGGTCGATGTAATCCATTATTCTTCTTCCTCTTCTTGTATTTCGATCTCTTCAACGAAGCAGTAGATTTCGTCTTGGTTTGATGGTTGACAATGAATTTTGTTTAGAACATTAGATACCCTTTCAGCTTTTTCGTAGTTAGAGTAGTACAAAGCGTAGTTTTGATGGGTTGTCCAAGCACAGTCGAGTGTTTGATGGATTTCCTGGAGGTAAAGTGATCTGGTTGAGGAGATTTCTAGTCGGATAACGTATGCCGATTCAGTTTGTGCCATAATAAGGGTTGAAGATTGGAGAGTGACAGAATTCGTTAAGTTGTTTGCACAAGTACGTGTAACATTTTGGTGCTTGTGTTGGAAGTTTTGCAAGTCCTGTCCCGTAACCATTTGCAGATAAAACTATCGGGTACTGCTTATTGAGGTCTTTTAGATTTATTAAATCGTAGTCTACAATTCGGCAAAACCAAGTGTAATCTCTGTCTGTAAAATACGCACCTGGAACTTTTGTTGGTTCTTTTTTAGTTCGTAAACCAAAGGAATTTTCACAGTTGCGAATGATTGCTTGTCCACCTACCCCTGTTCGTTCTAGGTTGTCTCCGAATACAAAAATTCGGCTTCTGTATTTATTGCATAGGAGTACACTGTATGTCAGTCGAGTTATGTAGACAGGATGCCAGTGACCGTATGACGCAAACAATTGTGTGGTTGGTCGATCGGGTATTTGATAAAAATCTTCAAGTAGAGGAATTGTGGTAGGATTCATAAAACCGGTTAAGCAACCGGAAACTCACCACTAAGCAGGTGACGCTCAAAGAGGAAAAGGTTAAGTTATCGACAACGCCGATGAGCAAAAGCTCGAACTCGGCCACAAACCGATTTGGCTACCCGTCGAACAGGTTTGTTTGTTGCCACAAATCGCACTGGAGCTGTTGCTACAGTTACAGCAGTTTGAGCTGTGTTTGCTACTGCATCTACAACTGGAGTCGATCTTTGGTATGAGCAAGTTCCGTCGGCACAGTCTTGAGCTAAAGAACTTACAGCAAACAAGCACACAAACACAAAGCTGATACAAAAAGTTTTCATAACTTTCTCCAAAGAATAGAAACGGTACACTCAGCCCCCTGTACCGTCGGTTTTCCTGGGGGAGGGAGGGTTGATGAATAACTAGCAACTCAGCTAGTTTTATGAATCAAGGTTCTCGACCTTGACGATCTTTTCCATACCGGGGTTGTCTACCCCTTTGATGTGGATCTTACCGGACTCCGGCCAAGCGTCTACTACGACACATTTCTGTTCGAGGTAGGACACTTCGGAACCCTTAGCTGGCATTGCAACAGCCGACGGCGGTGTTGGGCTTTGGGTAATCGGAGTTGGGGACTTTCCTACCGAGACCGGAGGAGCTACCGAGTCGGTCGCAGGGATATGCGACTGGACTGTGGTAAGCTTGATTTCTTTCTGGTCGTCCAACGTATTGTACTGGTTGTACACTACACTGAAATGGAAAGAACATTCTTCTTTAGACAAGAAGTAATCACCTATCTCAGAAGGAGACTCGTGGTTTTGCCGAAGTTCTCTGGGGAGACCGAGGCGTTCCATGTCGTCAAGGAAGATTTGGAATCGACCGGCTGCATCCATCTTGGCTGAGTCCATAAACCACCACTGCTTGCGGAGAACTTTACCTTGATGTTCGGAGTTGTCGATAACACGGAAGTGCATTTCGATATAGGGAGTACCTTCCTTAACCGAACCGTCTTGTTGAGTCTTGTCTTTCGACTTGAGCATCTTAAAGTCGGTGAGAATGCAGGTCCCTTGCGCTCCAACGGGGACCGGAACGTTGTTTGACCGAGATTCGGCCTTCTTTGCTTCCTCGATTCGACCGTGGTTCTTGCCGAGGAATGCCATAAATTCTGGAGATACTTCAGTTTTCTTCATTTTCAAATACCTAGAAAAAGATTTAGGGTTGAGTTTATTCTACTAACTCTACCCAAGTGAGGGAAAAACTATTTGGACGCAGAAGCCGTTACTGCCTTTCTGTAGACTTCTGGAAAGTGTTTGAACAGATTGGTCCATGCATCACTGGGGTTTTGACCCATTGGAATTACAGGAGGCATGTTCCATCTGTTCTTGGCTTGGTGGGCCGTAGAAATGCTAGTGTAAATAACTCGTTCTGAGTATTCTTTGGCTTTGCCTTCCAAAGCCAGTTTGCTTTTGCTATCGACTTCCGTAACCCGTGTAATGTCAACGGACATGTTAAGGAAGAAAATAAAGCCTGCCCATGCTGTGAGCGAGCTTCGAAGTCCTAGACCTTTTTCACCGTCATCAAGATTGATAACGTGACAAAGATAATCTGCCCCCATTGTGTTTGGTAGACTGATAGTACCAACGTGTCCAAGAAAGATCACGTTGACACCTTGGTCTGCTTTGAGGGAGCATAAGTCCAGGTAGTCTTGAAATACCGCAGGAGATTCCCGTCTAGCACCAGAGCTATAAGCATTGAATGCTGTCCGGTCATTCTTGTAGTATTTCTCACAAACAAAGTCGAAGAGTTTTGATTGTAACCCTTTGGAACTGTCTAGCAGTAGAGTTCCTGAGGAAACTTTCTTGGTTTCTTCAACCAGGTGTTCGAACGATTTGATACGGACGTTGGTTGAATTTTCTGGGACTGCTCCGATCATTTCCAAATCATCGTATCCTGTTTCTAGGATTGATTTGCAATGAACAGGTCCAGGAAATCGAAGGCCGAGGGAAGTTTTTCCCATACCTTCTCGTCCGTAAATAACACCAGTTAAACCTCTCACGAAGGCTCCTTTATAAAAAGTTTCGGATAACTATGCATATGAGCAAGCGTCCGAATTACAGCTTGTTCATACTCCTGGTGAAGGAGAAACGTTTCTAGGCAGGGTTTGGTTGGATTGAAGGGTTTGCGTCCGCTTTGGCTGCACTTTCCTGGGTAGAGAACGAGCCTGATGGGTAACGCTTCATCAGTTTGTCTCGATTCATCTTTACAAGGTCTTGGGGTTCACACCCGAGGAACAGACCGATACTGTGTACGGCATCTACAACGTGCAGTAGAAAGTCCGACATCAAAACCGGATTATATTCTTGCTTGTAGACTTCAACCCGTTTGATGTAGTCAACGAGTTGTTCTACTCGGTCGATAAAGAGAGTTTCGGTAACTGGTTCTGGATCGTCATCCCAAGTGCTTGGATCGGATAGGTCGTATCCTTGGTTATACAGATTGGAAAGCATTTGGGTGTAATAGAACAAGTCTCCAAGTTCTTTCAGGATTTCTTTTAGTGCTTTTTGGGTTGCGGGTGTCAGATCTGTACGGCAAGCAATGTTGTCGCAGTCGTGGTTGTCGGTAAGCTTTTTCATTCCTTGAATGAGTTCGAAAGCTTCTCCTGCAAGGGCTAGTCCTACGTGGAGAATGTCAAGCGATCGACACAGGTGATCGACTTGATCGGTGTATGCACTACCTAGGTCACGAAGACTGCGGTTTTCTTCCTGGAGGGAGTCAAAGTTTTCAGGTGTTTGAGCTTCTTGGGATCGTATTGCTTGGAAGGATTCCAAGAAAAAGCTTTTAGAAGCAAAAGCAAAAGTAGTTGCGACAAATTCGGAGTAGGAAAGGTCAGTACGTGGATCGGTCATATGATTGTAATCCGGTTTGAGGGTAATAGGTTGAGTGTAAGGTAATGCTGAATTTGATAGGTTCGTTATTGGTTGTCGTCTGATAGCTCCTTAAAAAGTTGGTTGACGGGGGTAAGACCTTCAAGAGGGATGGCTCCTGTTAGGTGGCTCCAGTAGTCTTTTTTGAACTTGCTGGTTCTGGCTGGATCGAACAAACGTAGGGGTCGTTTGTGGAACATGTAGTTGTAACAATCCGGGTTTGTTGGGTCAAAGGAATCGGATAGTGTATACTCGTACATGAAACATAAAGAATCAATGATGGGATTTAGAGTCTCCTTCAAAAAGAGTTCAACTTGGGACATGGGGTGAATAAAAATGTATTGGTCCACCCATACAAAATGTTTGGGTTTGACAGGGTAATCTCCGTATGAACCAGGTTTGTGATACAGACGAGAAATGTATGCTTTGTGTCGTTCACCAGCTTGTCTGGCAGGACAGTTCCATTGGAGTTCTGGTATACGGACGTTATCGTAAACGACGGTGTTACATGACGTAGTACGATTTAGTGCGTATAGGTATTGGTTGAGTTGGAGATCGAGAGAAATTTCTGATCGAAACAGTTGTCTATCAAAAGATTCTTTGGACTTGTGTTCGATTAGAATATGCTCAGGTTCGCTGGGGATTACTTCTGGGAAGGGGTTAGGGTAGAGTGTACCGACACCATCGATTTTGCCTTTGAGTGAGACTTGATGGTTGCCGGTGTTGTGTTCAACTTTGAATTCCATTTCGGTTGTGATGGCATAATTACGCTTGTACTCGTCTGGGTAGAGTTCAAGCATTTCCATTACTGAATAGAGTGTCGTTGCGTTGATGTGTGGATATTTGCGTTCTTCATCTTGGAGGATGTTAAACAGTTGTTGTTTTTCTGTTTCAGTAAAGTTTTCGATTTGGCTTGGAATCGGAAGAACGTGTTCAAGAGCTTTGTGGAACATATTGCCCCACATAAGGTTTTGAGACAGAGGTTGTGGTTCTTCAAGCCCTAGACCGTAGTACAAGACAAAGCAGTAGGGGTCTTGAAGAAACTTACCAAGCATTGATTGTGTAATGCCACCTTTAAGTGGACCGGACCATTTCCATTTCATAATTTCTGGGGAGGGTTAGAGTTATGGGTGTCCGTATTTGTCGGTATATTCGACTGGACACGTAAGAGTTCGAATAGCTGTAAGGAATTGACCGTGAGAAATTGTTGTCACATAGCATAGACGCATCTCTCCTTCTGTCATTACCAATTCTGCATGGATACACGTTATGTGATCTAAGTTGATAATTAGTCCTTGCTTTACATCTTCAGAGTAGGATTTGTCTGGATGAAATGGGTAGATTTTAACGAATTTCATTGAATCCCTCTATGAATTTTTGGAGTTTGCGGGCTTCTTTTTTGATTGTGAGAAGTTTGTATTCTTGTCTAGCTATGGCTGCTGGATGCAAGAGGTATATAGACGGTAGTGTAGTTTTGTAGTGGTCACGAGCAATAGCTCCAACGTAGACAATCCCTTTGGGGGAATAAGATTGGAGAAGTTCGTTGATATGTGGTCGGCATATTTCAATCTCTTTTCTGGAGGGTTGGCGATTGTGGTTGATAGCGGAGTATGAGTAGTTCTTGACACGAATTTGATCGTATGCTTCGTCGTCAGAGAAGAAGTGAACGGGTTTTCCGTCTTTGTCTAGGATATCTGTAATATCCATAGGTTGACAACAGACGGTGTTTGTTAAGCAGTAAGAAAATGCTGCTTTTACATGATCGAAAAGTACGTTTAGGATACGTCCGGCAGTTCCAGTAAAGGGAAGTCCTGTAGCATTTTCTGTAGCTCCTGGGGCTTCACCAATAAAGAGGAGTCGGGTTGGGGTTGCTCCTGCGTAGGGGTGGGTTCCTTCTCTTCGAACACAGACTCTTCGTCGTCCAATGCAGAGTCCACACTTGGTACATTCTCTCCAGTCGGCATAGCCTGTATGACTATTGTAGTAGAGATTTGTGCCTCGAATCTGATGCCCGATAGGATTTTGTTCAGCATTTCCAGTGAGCATTTGCGGTCTCCGTTAAGGATAGCGTGAAAGTTAGAAGTAACCATCCCGATCTTGTCGCAGTATTGTCGGTAGTTTCCTGGGGCGTGTCTATCGATCAGGTCTTTTATGGAGTAACCTTCTCGCTGCTGCAATAAGATTGTCTGTTCCTGTTTCGAGGTCCCTTCTCGATGTAAGACAATAGTCTCTAATTCGTGGGTTTCTCGTTTCAAGAACTCGGACAATGGTTTCAAAGGTGGTAGTTGGGTCATCTTTTAAGTCGATTGACATAAAGTAGAGGATCGTCCAGTTGGATAGAAGCAAATCGTTGTGTTTGGTACAATCCCGTTTCATTCCTATATAGGAAGTGTGTCCAGTTCCATAACCTTGTAATTCGATTGCAAGTTTTTCCTGGGGGAAGGAGAAATCTAGTTCCCATTTCCGTACCGGATATTTTGGGTGGTTGGTTTGAACGTGGACAGTGTGATGAAACACGATTGGGTATGAAGAGTTTTGTTTCCAAAACTCATGAAACCGTTCTTCGAAGTTACTATCATATATCTTCTGAGTCGGCTTGTGTTTCTTCTTCATCATCGGAATCCGTTCTGGGGTTGTAATACGGCTCCAACGAAGATGGACTCGGTTTTGGTTTATGACCAAATGCTGGAGTCGTATTAGATTTGGTGGCATTAGAAAGAGGGAGTTCTTGTGGCATGGTCTTAGAGGGATTTGGGTTGTAGATGGTCGGAGTTTCTTCGTACAGTTCGTGCTGGATTCCCAAAAGCAGAAGTTGCTTACGGGCTTCCATTAAATGATGCAGGCAGAGACGGAACGCATCGGTCATTAGAACATAGTTGTCGAGTTTACGGTCCTCCTCTCGGTTTTCTGGGGAGATTGGGAATCCTTTGTTGTTGGACAGTTGTGAAATTTTGGGGTGTCCATACTCGACGGTGGTAAGAGTAGCACATAGACGGATCGAGTTTTGGAGATTGGTGTAAAGTTGCCCTTCGGTACTCATAGTATTCCTTTCAAAACGAACGAGTGATTAAACGAGAAAGTGAGTTGTAAGTTTGGTGTTTGATTAGTCTCGGTCTGACAATTCTTTGTCGAAGTAGTGAACTCCAACTGGACATCGTGGTACTCCTGAGGGGAAGAATCCTTCAAACTCGACTTTTAGGAATTTTCCGATGTAGTTGTCTTTATAGCGGAGAATGTTTTGGCGTTTACCTTTAGTGCCTCGAAAAGAGCAACGAAAGGTTTCTCCGTTGGATGTTTGACATACAAAGATGCCTTGTTTTTCTGATCCAGCAACAACGTCAACAATCTCAAATTCACTATCAACAAAATGCTTCATCTTTAGAAGAGACTTAGACCGTTTGTTGACTTCATATGGGGCTTGAAGATTACGGACCATCATTCCTTCGTATTTTTGGGAAAGAAAGTATTTGAAATGGTGGTCTATAAGACTGTCTGTAATTACTGTTGGGTCTGGTTCGATGATTGTTTGAACGAGCTTAAACGGACACTTTTGTGAAAAGTATCGGAGTTTTTGGTAGGGGTGATCGGGTGTGGTTCGGAAGTAGACGTAGGCATCTTCGAGAAGATTGACAATACGATTGGCTTCTTCGATGCGTACTTCGAATGGCGCTTCTGTGTCGATAACGTCAAATACGTGGAACTCGATTTCGAGGCAAGCCCGATCTGGAGTATTACGCATGACGTACGATTCGATGGTGTTGAATGTTGTGTTTGGGATGTAGAGTTCACCGTCAAGTTTGATACCATCTGGAATTCTCTGGAGGTAGAGTTCGATGTGTGGACACGAAGTAATAAGTCGGTTCTTTCTTGAAAGAAGTCCATCTTTGGAGAGAACGCATCGGATTCCGTCGAGTTTTGGTTGAAAAGCGAATCCTTGAAATTCGGGCATTCCTTTGTACTCTTGAGCGAGCATGGGAAGAGACGGAGGGGCTGTTGGAATAGTTTCAGTGTAGCCTTTCCGGTCTTTTTGGTGACGGATACGGGAGTAGAACTCAGAGATGGCTGATTCTTCTGAATCACAAGGGATCTCCTGGGTAGCTAAGGCAGTTTCCTGGGGAGGGGTATTTACGTTGGCGTGTGTTATACGTCCCCAAGATACGTATACGGTTGAATTGACAACTGAGGCTCTCCACCATGAGATGTCGTTGAAGTTGTTGAGGACGTACAAGGTTTGTGAAAGGGTTGTAGTCACGAGTTAGTCCTTATAGTAGGAGGCGAAGTTAGTTGCTTTTGGCAATGTCGTTGATTTTTTGTTGGATTGCAGTAATAGTTAAACTGTCTGCAAGACTCCGAAGTTCACCTAAGATTTCTATAATCGAGATATTGGCTTCTTCAGAAGTCCATACTCTGTCTTGAACCGATTGTTCTAAACAGATACTTAAAAGATTAGCGAGATTTCTTACAGCATCTACCATATCTTTTTCGTCGAGTACATCTGAAAGTTTCTTGATTATTTCTCGATCGGTATCGTGGACCAATTCTAACGCTGTGTTGTATATGTTTTTATTCACCATAAATATAGTACATGTCTTTCTTAGAACGAGTTTGAGCTACAAAGTCAATGTTGGTTTCTTGTTCTTTCTGAATAGCTGTTTTGGCTCTGTCAGATGGAACTGGTGGGTTTAGAACTCCGACGATTGGAGATTCAAGCCCTTTTGCTTTGTGAACAGTGGAGAGTTTTACGAATTTAGAACCTTTTGGTGGTAAGAGAAGTTGGTCAACGATTTGGTCAAAATCACTTAAAGTGGTACACGAACGAAGAATATAACGAATACAATCCATTTTGTCGGTTGTTGCTTGTTTTGCTAGCTCGTCTCCGGTTTCGAGGCATCTTTGCTCAAATTTCTCTAGTTTAAGCAATAAATCGTCCAAATCTCGAGCATTTCGATTTTTTACGGTGTTTTTGAGTGATTTTGCTAGTGTATCACCCAAAGTTTTGCATGGAATCTGTTGTTTTATGAGCAAAAGTGCTAGTTTTACTAACGGAGCGTTGTATCTACAGACCACTAAAGGGTTGTTTTCGAGGTTATTTGTGGCCCAATCTAGCACATCTGAGGCGTTAATTCGATCCATTCTGCCTGGTTCTTTTCCTGGGAGGGGTCGAACTTGGGCTGTTGGACGGATACGATTGGCATTTTCAGCATGGTTTGGTGGTAGTCGGAAGGACGTTTTGAGGGTCAATTCGAGGTCTACAAGCTCTCTAATTCGGGAAATTGAGTACGGATCAGCACCTGAAAAGGCGTTAATTGCTTGATTTTCGTCTCCACAGAAGGCCAGGTGTTCACAAAGTTTGAAGGAGAGAGCTAGACGAGCTGGAGATAAGTCTTGGCATTCGTCTACGAACCCGATTGGATACCAAGGTTTGTTGAGAAGGAATAATGCAAGCCAAACTTGATCTGCATAGGTAATTCCTATACGACGATCGACTTGTTTTGAAGCTCTGATAAGCTCTCCGGCTTGCTGGCACATATCCTGGTGGATTTTGTATGGTGCAAGGTCGCTGTACTTCATTTGGAGGAGATAGAAGTTTTCTTGAGAGATGTCCAAGAGTTCTTCTTTGAGTTTATCAACGAATCGGAGGGTTGTAATCCAGGCGAATCGGTTCTTGTTGTGGACAAGAGATTGACCTGTGATCTTTTCTACAAGGATTTCTCCGGCTCGTTCATTTACGGGGACGTAACCGTAGTGCTTTTGAATTACTTTGTATCCCCAACCGTGATGAGTTCGTACTTCACAGTCTTTGTGAACTCGTTTGGTAAGTTCTTTGACGATTTCGGTGTTGTATGCCATGTAGATGGCAGGTAAGTGTTTTTCTCCCTCTTTGGGGAAGTTGGATCGACACCATTCGTAGATTGCAGCTTGTTCTTCTGTGTTCTCAAACCGGCTAAGCCACATGGCTGGATTTGCTGTACGGTAAAACAAGTAGGAGTCTACTAAGGTGTGGGTTTTACCACAACCCGGTCCGGCTGAAATAAGTAGGTTTGGCATAATAATTCTAAAGTGAGGGAAAAAGGGTCAAAAAGAACGGACAGGAATTGCACCTGTAACTCCGCCTGCCGACGGTATCCTGCTGTTAGACCACCGTTCCTGGGGAAGTTATTCGTCGGAGTGTTGGAAGTCGATGTTGTATTTCTTATACACTTTGTCGATTTCTATTTGGGCTTCTTCAGACCAAGTAGTTGCAGCATCACTTTCACAAAAGAATGCCTGGTCAACTGAGTCCTTGTCCTCTGTGTCGTAGTACGCTACAACTTCGTAGTAGGTTCCGTAATCGTGGGGATTTGATTTAGTTACAAGATTGATCTTGATGTCGGACCACTTTTTGAGAATTTGATTTTCGAGGTCACGGATGAATAGGTAGCACTCTTGTCGAACTACTTGATTGTAGTTTGAGTGCCCGACTTGAACACAGGATTCTTCTACAGGGGTGGGACTGATGTGGATAAAGTCACGAGACATAGTTTGCTCCGAATAGTAGGTTAGGAGTTGACGAACGAACAAAACGATAAACAGGAACGAAACAAAGAACAGAAGCGTAACGAAGAGTTCAAGGTTGATTTGATATAGCTCCTGTCTTATAGGTGTTTCTTGTTTTTCTTGCTTTTGTGAGATGATCCATAATCCGTTGGACTACTTCTCGGTATTTGTAGGAATACCCACAGACGTTCCACAATTCTTCGAGACAGTCAAGGCATGTTCCAGTTTCTGCATACCTTCCATCTTCAACCAACTTCAAGATAAAATCTTTCTGTCGGATTAGTATGAAATCAAGGGTTTGTTGAATTTCTTGGACGGTTTTTGCATTGGTAAGTTCATTTTCGGTCATATTTGAATCTTTCTTGAGGGAAGTATCACGGTATGATATTTTGGGGCGGCGTTGATACGTTGTAAGTTCAACTGTACCAACAACTTAGGGAAAAGTATCATTACCGTGATATTAAATCGATGTTTTCAAAAATGGTAGGGGTAGTTCCCGAACGCGATCAAGTATCGTTTTGTGATACCATTTGTAAGAGGACTCCCGAAGTAAAAGACACAATTAGAGCATAGTAAAGTTCTTCAATCATCTTGCTCTTCGGTTAGCTCGTTTGGCTTGTCTAAGAGTTTCGGAATCTTCTGGGTTTACAAGTATTGCTGTACCTGCTGTTTTGTGGTTGTAGATCATAAAACCTACCACAGCTTTGACAGTCGAACAGTTAACACAAGTAGTTGTGTTGGGCAATATCTCCAATCTTTCCTGGGGGATTGGAGTTTGGCATTTGGTGCATAACATACGAGAGTTCCTTATAAGGGACGATACGAGTAGTTACGGACATCCCCATTGTTTGTCAAGAATGAGGATGGTATCGAGACGGACGAGAGGGACAGAGGTAAAACAAGAGAAGAGACGATTGAACATATCCGGAAATCGACGAATGATTTCACACAACCGAATCACCTTCCGCAGTTTTTCTGGGGAGAGATGGATTAGGGTGTGAGTGTAGTCGATGGGAAGTTGTTTAAGAATCTGGCTGTCGAATTTACGATTCCATCGTTTGATACGGCCAGGTTTAACAGAGATACGGCAATACTTGAAGATTTGTTCGAGGATGCCGTATTCAGTACGGACAGACCAAGAGTATTGGACTGAGAGAGGGAGCAGATGAGACGAGATATAACCCCAAACACGATTGACTAAAACCTTCATGGTAAATTCCTTGTCAAAGTGAGAGACGATGTAGTAAATAGTAGTTCCGATCAGAAGTGACTACGAGATATGATGTTTGAGTTGCTCAGCCATCTGCTTGGTGAGTTTTTCGTGTTTCTTCTTGGACTTGAGCATTTTCTTGACAAGAGACTTCATAGTGGCTTCTCGTCTTGCTTCGGTTACGTGTTTCTTGGGATGCCACCAATTAGGTCCGACAAGAAAAGCTTTGGGTACAGCATGACCGTCACCGTTGTAGTGGCTTGGGGTATTTCCTGGGGAGGAGTTATGATTGTCCATGATATTCTTACCTGTGGGTTTACGGATGATTTTGACCATGACGAAGATTCCTTAGTAAAGGGACGAACAAACAAAAGTTAGTAGGAAAGTTCAAGCTGGATGTTATGAGGCTTGAGTAAGATGTTGGCTCGGGTTATCGCTTCTTTCCTGGGAGAGAAGTCTAGCTTGATAAGATCGAGGGTTAATGGGGTATCATAGTAGATCCTCCTGAGTTGAACTGTAAATGGTGGAATTAGTAAACGTAGATCGGACGGTGATTTTGTTTTTGGTGGTATCTCAATTCCTTTGTGGGTTAGAATGCATCCAATTATGTCGTATTGTTCCCCATCGAATAGGTAACTAGCAGGATGTTTCAATACTATCGGAGGAATTTTAACTAACATCAGGAACAATCGGATAAGAGGACAAACAACAAACAACAAAGGGACAAACAACAAACAACAAAGGGACAAACAACAAACAACAAAGGGACAAATACAGTCTCAAAATGATACGCCGCGAGTAACGAAGTATCACGCCGCGATACTAACGTACAACGCTCCGCTATAGTAATTATACGCATATCATCGGCAAAAGTCAAGGGCTAAAATGAGAAAATAAAAATAAATTTTTATAAAATTTTAAGGCGAATTGGTACACCACTAGCAGCGGGATAAAATATAATTTTTGCGGGGAAAGC